GACCCTACGCCGACGAGCTGGCGGTCCGGAAGGCCTGGTTCGAGCGGTGGGGCAACGCTCCGCAGCAGCTCGGCTACGCCGGGCCGCGGGCCGGCACCAACTGGACGGGGGACTGAGGCATGAGCGACTACTGGCCAGATGACGACGAAATCCTTCCACTGTTTTCGGTGTGCAGGGAGAAGGAGAAGGCTCGGGCGTTCCACGAACGCGACGAGGCTCAGGCGAAGGTTCTGGCGTCTCTCAGGCGTGGCGACCGAATCCTGCGGAAGGAGATTGAGTCGGACGGAAGCCGAATAGCTCCTGCGATCGAGCAGCTGCGCAACGCTCACGGGTTCAGCATCCTAGGCAACGGGACCGAGAAGAAGCCCTACCTCATGCCTGACGTTGGCGAGCATCCGTCGCTGGCTCGCGTCACTGACGAGATGAAGGCGGCCTACTCATCGCTCCCCCACTGGATCGCAGTGAAAAACGAGAGGCACGAGTTAGACGGGCACGTCTGCGTTCTGTGTAGGTGCTGCGACGACCTCCGCTGCCACCACATTTCATACGAGCGGCTATTCGGAGAGCCCATGTGTGACCTGCTGACGCTGTGCGCCGACTGCCACGACCGCGTCCACGAGAGCTGTCGCCTGAAGTTTCCGAGCGGGATCTCTGTTCAGTACGCGCACCTATTGGGGTGGAAAGGATTCGAGACATGGCTTCTCCCGTGACAACTCTATCGCGAATCAGCGAGGCCAGGCGGGCGCTCACGGCCGCGAAGAGCCTGGACGACGTTTTGCAGATCCGCGACCAGGCGGAGGCGCTCCGCGTCTACGTCAAGGCGGCGTCGGACAGCCTGGAGGCCGCGAACGCGGCCGCCGAGATCAAGCTCCGCGCCGAGCGCAAGGCCGGCGAGATGCTGGCAGCGATGGAGAAGCCGAAGGGCGGAAGGCCGTCGGAAACCGATACCACGCTGGTATCGGTTTCCGGGCCGTCGCTCGACGACCTCGGGGTAACGCCAAACCAGTCTTCCCGCTGGCAACGCGAGGCGAAGGTGCCCGAGGATCAGTTCGAGGCATACGTCGAGTCATGCAACGAGTCGAGCCAAGAACTGACCCAGGCGGGCCTTCTGAAAATCGCGAACGGGTCGCACGTCTCGCTGAACAGCGGTGAGAACGAGTGGTACACGCCGTCCGAGTACATCGAGGCGGCAAGGGAGGCGATGGGCAGCATCGACCTAGACCCGGCGAGCTGCGAAGTGGCTCAGGCGAACGTGAAGGCGAGGAGGCACTTCACGATCGACGACAACGGCCTCGACAGGAAATGGTCCGGCAACGTCTGGCTCAACCCGCCCTACTCGAAGGAGCTGATCGGACTGTTCACAGAGAAGGTCGTCGGTGAGTCAAGTCGTTTCAAGCAGGCGATCGTGTTGGTGAATAACGCCACCGATACTGCATGGTTTCACCGGCTCGCGTCGGTCGCGTCTGCCGCCTGTTTCATGAAGGGCAGGATACGGTTCCTCGATAAGACAGGCTCTCCGGCGAACACGCCAGTTCAGGGTCAGGTCGCCATCTACATCGGGCCTGACGTTGACGAGTTCCGCAAGGCGTTCTCGCGGTTCGGCGCAGTGTTGTTTTTCGAGGAGGCCTGACGCATGGCCGGTGAATGGATCCCCTACGACGTTTGCCTACCCCAGAAGCCCGAGGTCCTCGACCTCGTCGACCGGACCGGCCTCGAGGTCGACCAGGTCGTCGGTCGGCTCCTGATGCTCTGGGGATGGTCGGCCCTGAACAGCTCCGACGGGTCGGCCCGGATGTCGCTCCGGCTTCTGTCCAAGGTCTGCGGAGGCGACGAGGCCTTCTGGTACGCGGTCCAGGACGTGGGCTGGCTCGTGATCGACGCGGAGAATGGGACCGTTGGTATCCCCGGATGGGACGCCAGGTTCTCGAAAGCCGCCAAATCAAGGGCTCTCGCGACCGTCCGGCACCAGGTCGACAAGGTCGGGGGCGCTACGCGCCCCCAGCCGGGGCGCGTAGCGCCCCCGACCGGGGCGCAACGCGCCAGAGAGAGAGGAGATAGAAATTCTTCTTCTTCCCCCGGGACGGCTGCGCAAGGGGACCCGGACCGAGTCCCTGCCGGGCCTGCCGGCTGGGAGACGCTCCGCAAGGCCTGGGCGGCTGGCACGGGTCGCCCCTGGCGGCTGCCTGGGCCGCCCGACAAGGTCGGGGAGCGGCTCTCGGAGGATGGCTGGTTCGAGAAGGCCCTGGCGGCGATCGAGGCCCTGCCTCGCTGCCGCTACTTCCGCGACCCGGTGACGCTGCCGCAGATCCTCGCGCCGGGCTTCGTCGACAAGGTCCTCGGGGGCCAGTTCGACAACGCTCGCGATCAGCCTGCCCGCGGCGGATTCCGAGGCCAGGAAGACCGGCCGCCTCCCCAGGCCTGGTCGGGGAGCGACGCCGCGGCGTTCGAGGCGACGAAGCGGAAGCTCGCGGATCAGATCAGGTCGCAGGAGGGAGCCGCGTAATGGGACGACCGATCAACACAGGCGTCGAGCCGTGGGTGGACCCGGCCGAGGACGCCGCGAGCATGTCGAGTCTTCGACTCGCTCCGGCGATCGAGATCGAAGCCCGCAAACTCCGCGAGCGACACATCGGGCGACGCATGGCCGAGACCGAGGAGGCCGCGAGCGCGAAGATCGCGAAATGGAACGCCGGGATCAGCCGGCCACAGGGCGGAGGACACAGGGCGTGAGAGACAGAACACGCAGGATCAGGAGCATCGCATGAGTGACGAAACTACACCGCAGGACGACAAGGCGATGTCTCCTGCATCCGCTGGTTCTCACGGGGAATCCCAACTGGAGCGGGGTGCCGAAATCGTCCACTGCGCCATGCGGTGGTATCGCGAGGGCACCACAAAGAAGTGGCAGGGCGGCAACAGTTACGCCGAAGACAGGGCGAGGCTTGCGGCGCGGAGGATTGCGAGGATTTTTCAGCCCACGCTCACCGACGAGGAGCGGGAGTGCTTGGAGTGGGCGGAAGAAATCGCGGGAAACTGCGAAGAGTTTGATCGCGTTGACACGCTTCGCAACCTACTGGAGAGGACAAAATGAGCGACCTTGACGACCAGATGACCGAGTGGCGAAAAACGGTCTGGGCGACGGGGCCTTGTCCAGATTCGTCGCAGCAAAACTTGACACTCACCGACGAGGAACGGGATTCTCTGAAGTTTGCGATCAACCAAACGAAATACATTCGCGCAGACAGCGCAGCCGCTACGCTCCGCGCACTACTGGAGAGGACGAAATGAGGACATTACTTTCGATGTGGATTTCTGTTGAAGAATCCCTGCCCGAAAAGGGCGGGGCCGTGCTGGGATTCCGCGATGCAGACCAGCACTGGGGAAACGCCGCATACGGCATGGCGTGGCGAGAGATCGACGATGAATCTCAACCCGGCCTGCGCTGGAATGAGTCAGGCAGGCCAACTCACTGGATGCGTCTTCCTGCACCTCCGCGTGATGAGGCACCGTACAGCGTCATGCTGTGGGTGACAGACGCGGATCGCGAGAAAATCATTGATGGCCTTTCCGGCCAACACGCCCTCACCGACGAGGAGCGGGAGGCGGTTGAGGCTGCGGCCCTGATCTACGAACAAGGCGCAAAGCAGATGGGCCACGTTGAGGATGGAAAACGGGCGGTTGCGTTGCGGGCCATGCTGGAACGATTGGTCTGAGAACCAATGATTATGCGGACCCTGATATTCACCAATAACACGCCGCCCAGCCGCATATCACACCGCCGTTTCGCGCCGTACGGCCGCGAGACGCTGGTCGCCGCCGCTATCGTGGTCGGCGTAAAACGTCTCGGTGACTCCATTGAATCCGCCCGCCACAGGACGCCAATAGACTCGACCGCGGAGGGCCACGGATGGCTTGCCTACACCTGACGACCGAGCAGCTCGAAAAGGAGTTCGTCGCCGTGTTCGGCGATGGGGTCGCGACGCCGACGAAGCTCTGGGTCGATCACTTCCACGATTACCACACGTTCATTCGCGTCGTCTTCCCGAAGTTCACAGGGAAAGGGGCCGACCGGCTCCAGGATCTCCGAGACCGTCTGATGATCAAGTACGGATTCAAGCGGGCCGAGCTGTCGATCGTCGTCTTCATGGACGACGACTCCTACGACTTCTTCGCAGCCCACCGGCTCCACATTCATCTCGCCGGTTGATTCGCAGGGCAGGAAATCTACGGTGAAGGTCCGCACGGAGGCGGATCGTGGAGTTCACCGTCGAGATACCAGGCGACGCCGTTCCGCAGCCGCGGGCACGAAGCACCCGCGGCGGCCGCATGTACACGCCGGACAACGGGATCGTCGCGTTCAAGCAGGCGGTCGGCCTGCTCGTGAAGGCCGAGGCGGCACGGCGGAGGATCTCACGGGACGATTCCTCCGCGTTCGTCCTCGAGGTCGTCTGTGTGTTCGGCCGCCCACTTTCCCACCTGACCACCTCGGGCGATCTGCGGACGACGGCTCCGGCCTGGCCGGGCCTGCGGTGTGGCGACTGGGACAATCTCGCGAAAGGCGTCCAGGACGCGATCACGAAGACCGGGGCCGTGTGGAAGGACGACTCGCAGGTCGTCGACGGCCGCTGCCTGAAACGCTACGCGATTTGTGGGGAAGGACCGCGGACAGGGATCACGATCCGGAGGCTGCCTCCGTGAGACGCCGCAGGCTCGCGGACGGTGATCGCGTGCTGACGGCCGCCGAGGAGCGGATCGTCCGGCGAGCTATCGCCGGCGGAGCAACGCGAGCCGAGGCGGCCGCGGCTGCGGGTGTGCCGGTGAAGCGGGTCTACCGTGCCCTTCACGGTCAACTCTCCGACCTGCCTCCTGGGAAGCACGGCCCACGACCTGGCGTCGAGTATCCGCCCCAGCCCGAGTTCGTCGACCTTCCCGTCGAGGAAATCTACCGTCGCGCTGCCGAGCTGCGGGCCGAACGCTGGGGCGAGGACGAGACCGCGACCAGGTGGAACCCGAGATTCACCCCGCTAGACGACGCGTAGGCTTTTCGTCATGGCTACCGTATCCGCAACGCCCGGCACGCTGAACATCATCGTGAAGCAAGGCCAGGCCGTGTCGCAGCTCTTGGACTTCTCGATCTCGCTCACCGGCTACACGTTCTCGGCCGAGATCGTGTCGGCCGTGACGTTCTCGACCGTCCAGGCCCTGACGGTGTCGACGGTGAATCTCGCGACCGGCCAGGTGAACGTCGGACTGTCGGCCGCTAACGCGGCGAACGTCGCGGCCGGGACGTACCTGTGGCGTCTCGTCTGGACGCCGGCCGCGGGCAACCACCAGACGGCCCTCGAGGGGATCTGGGAGGTCGTCCGCTGATGCCGATCGAAGTAAACGTCACCGATCAGAACGTCCAGGTCTCGACGAGCGGCCAGACTGTGAACGCGTCGGTCTCTGGTGGCGTCGGGCCTGCCGGTCCGACCGGGGCCACAGGGGCGACGGGAGCGACGGGGCCGGCCGGGGCGACGACCTGGGCCGGGATCACCGACAAGCCCGCGACGTTCTCGCCGACCGCCCACGCGTCGAGCCATGCCTCGGCCGGGTCGGACCCGATCACGGTCGGCACGGTGTCGGGGCGATTTGTGACGACCACGACCGCCGGCAGGCTGTCGACAACTCAATACATCGGCCTCTCGCAGATCCTCAACGGAATGGGGACGCCCGCCACGTCGCTCGACACGATGATCTCGGACATCGCGGCATACGGGAACCCGTACACGATCAACGGCTCCGGACAGATGCAGCCGCCGGCCCACGTCCACGACACGGCCGATATCACGAGCGGCACGCTCGCGACTGCCCGCCTGGCGTCCGGCACGGCCTCGGCCTCGACCTACCTCCGCGGCGACCAGACCTGGGCCGCAATCTCGACATACACGCTGCCGGCCGCGACGACCTCGACGCTCGGAGGCGTGATCGTCGGGACCGGGCTCGGTGTGTCGAGCGGGACGGCGAGCGTGACCTACGGGACGACCGCCGGCACGGCCTGCCAGGGGAACGACTCGCGACTCTCGGACGCTAGGACGCCGACGAGCCACGTCCACGCCGCGAGCGACATCACGAGCGGCACGATCGACGCGGCGAGGCTCGGCCCCCACGGTTCGACGCACAGTGCCGGCGGCTCGGATGCTGTTTCGCTCGTTGAAGTTTACGAGTTTACGCCAACGACTAAGCCGGCCTCCGCCACTGGATCAGGAGGGGCGTACACCTGGTCAATCCCCGCGACCGCCAAATACGTCGAAGTATTCGCGATGTCTGGCGGAGGCGGTGGAGGATCCGGCAGACGAGGAGCCGCTGGGTCGGCAAGGTCTGGCGGCGGCGGTGGCGCTGGCGGTGGTGTTATGGTGTGGGAAATGCCGGCGACAGAAGCATCCAGCAGGACGCTTTCGATCAGCGTAGGCTCGGGCGGTGCGGGGGGCGCTTCTAGGACAACGGACGACACCAACGGGAACGCGGGATCTAACGGCGGCACGACTACCGTCTACGCAAGCGGCGGGTCTGGGATGTTGATTCTGGGCGCAAACGGCGGCGCTGCTGGCGGAACTGCTTCGTCTGCTGGCGGGTCTGCGGCTGCATTTGCCAGCGAGGTTTCCCTCCAGTCTGCTGGAGGAGGCGCTGGCAACCCTACGGCCGGAGCTAATGCCGTGGGCACGCTAGTCGGGGGTTGCGCTGGAGGCGGCGGAGGCGGCGGCGTAGACGCCGCAAATAGCCATTACGCCGGAGGGCTCGGTGGCGCTGGGACCGCACGGCTAAACTTCAACTCGCTAAACACGCGGGGAAGCGGAGGAACGGCTGGAGGAGGATCTGGCGGATCTGCGACTGCCTCGTCCGGGCTTGTGTATTCCCACGGCCTCGGCGGAGGCGGCGGCGGCGGAAACAACGCCGGAGCCGGAGGGCCCGGAGGAAACGGTCTCCGCGGAGGCGGAGGTGGCGGCGGAGGCGCGAGCTCTAACGGAAACGCCTCCGGCGCGGGCGGCAATGGCGGCGAAGGTTACGTCCGGATCACCGTCTGGTTTTGACATGGGCGCTAACGCAACCTCTCTCGGGATCCTCGACGCCGAAGGGCGAGTCGTCACATTCGTGCGTCTCGACGTACCCGAGGCATGGGCACCGCCCGAGGGATGCACGGCCGTCCCGGATGACGAACTGCCGCAGGGCTGGCAGCGTGCCCCATCGACCGATCCCGTCCCGCCTTCTATCTCCCCTCGCCAGGCCCGCCTCTGGCTGGTCTCGCACGGCGTCACGCTCGCGTCGATCGACGAGACGATCGCCTCGATCACCGACGCCGTGACCCGCGAGTCCGTCCGCGTCGAGTGGGAGTATGGCCTGGAGGTCCAGCGGTCGAGTCCGTGGCTCTCGGCCCTCGGGGCGGCCCTCGGCCTGGACGACGACGCGATCGACCAGGCCTTCCGCGAGGCATCGACCCTCTAATGCCTGCCCGCGTTGAGCGATGGTCGCCGCCGCGAATGAAGCGGACCACCGCCACGAAGGAAACCGCCCACTACCGGACCGCCGACTGGCGGGCCCGACGCCTGCGGATCCTGACGCGCGACGCGTTCGTCTGCCGGGCATGCTCACGCGTGGCCTATGCCAAGGCCGCCCACGTCGACCACATCGTTCCCCTCGAGGAGGGCGGCACCGACGACGACGCGAACCTTCAGGTCCTGTGCCACGCGTGCCACGGCAAGAAGACACGCGAGGAGCAGCGGCGGCGGGGGCGACTGTAGCGCCGCCGATGTCATTGACTCGCCCGGCCCGCGCGGCAATCTGCGGGCATGGTTGGCACGGATGCCAAGAAGATCGAAGAGCGTGAGCGCGGCAGGCGCAGGCGATCGCGCGTAGTTTCCAAGCCGTGCCATTTGTGCGGCGTGGAGTTTTTGGCTGCATCAACCGGCCGCAAGTTCTGCGACGGATGTCGCTCGTCAAGGTCTGGCTCGTGTGCCGACTGCGGCCGTGAAGTCAGGTCGACACAGAGAAGCTGGGTGATTCCGAAGCGTTGCGGGGATTGCCAGAGGTCGCGAGAAAACGCCCGACAAAGAGAAAGGAAGGCAACGCAACGTGAGTCATTGCGTGGGGTCGCTGTCGAGAAGCGTCCGAGGATCGGGGCCTGCAAGCGTTGCGGCCAAGTAGTCGACGCAACCGGAAAGAGAGGATGCATACCGAGCCTATGCGTTCCGTGCTCTGCGCAGTTTGGGGCACGGCCAAAACCTCACCAGAACGAATGTGTCGGGTGTGGAGATCGGTTCTGGACTGACAACAGGAAGCGGCAGTTCTGCTCGAGGGACTGCATGGTCGATTCGCGAGAGCGAAGCGCCAGGCGGGAGTCATGTAAGAACTGTGGCGTCGAGTTCCGCTGCACGGCGTCTGCGAAAAGGTCTGGCAGGGCCTACTGTTCCGAAAAATGCAGACAGGAAGCCTGGGGCAAGAAGGAGGCCCTGTCGTGCATCGTTTGCGGGGCTGAGTTCAAGAGGAGGCCTAAAGCCAAGGAGAACAAGTGCTGCTCCCGCGAGTGCGGCCATGAGCTGCACCGCATGAACGCGGCCCCGAAGAAAGCCGCAAGAGTCGTGCGGAGGCTAGAGGCGAAGTTCCTCCGAAACTACAGGGCAGTCGTCAACCAGATCGAGATGGAGGCCGAACGAAAACGCAAGGCCGAGGAGCTGCGTCCATGCTTGCGCTGCCAGAGGATGTTCCGCAACGGAAGGGACCGTCTCTGTTCGGGCGAGTGCCGAAGGCTATCGCGGAAGATCAACAAGAGGGCTGGAAGGAGAAGTAGAGCGGCACACACCCACTACGAGCGATGCAGGATCCGGGGCCTGCCTTTCGACTCGTCGGTCGATCGCCCGTTTGTCTTCGAGAGGGATGGCGGCATCTGCCTTCTGTGCGGCGAGCAGACAAAACCAGGAGACCGCGACAGGGCGCCAACGCTCGGCCATATAGTCCCGCTGAATAATCCTCTCAACTCGCGACACGGGCATACTAGGGAAAACACGTTCACCAACTGCGCGAAGTGCAACGGCCGGCAAGGGAACGCCGTAGTAATCGACGGTCACCAGAACCACGACGACCCGCGCGTCTTGTACCTGGAGAGAATCAGGTCGACCGGGTACCCCCTCAAGTGACGACCTTTTGCGGGCCAAAACCCCGTGTGCCTGCTGCGCGTATTTTTGACCGCCTTTTTCACAACCAGGAGTCGCCCATGGGCCGCCGCGGCCGCCACCCCGACCCCAACTCCGCCCGCAGCCGGGCTGCCGTCGCCCGTGCGGCCCAGATCGGAGCGATCGGCACCGCGCCCCCGGCCCCCGGCTCCGCCCCGGCACCGCGCGCGGTGAAGGCCCCGGCATCGGTCACCGCCAGGCCCGCGGCCGCCCGGTTCTGGCGGGCTCACGCGGCCGACCTCGAGGCCGACGGCCGGCTGACCGCGGACCGGGCCGAGACGTTCGGCCTCCTCGCCCACCTGTTCGCCGATGCCGAGCAGCTCGCCGAGCAGGTCGCCGCCGAGGGCTGGATCACCGCGACCGACAAGGGACAGGCCCCCTCGCCGGTCGCCCGGCTCCTGCGTGACTCGCGGCGGGATTACGTCATGCTCGCCCGGGAGTTCGGCCTGACGGCGGCCGCCGCCGGCCGGATCCCCCAGGACATCACCCATGCCGAAGCGCCCGCCGAAGACCCCGAGGCCGCGACCCTCGCGAAGCTCCGCGTCCGCGGCTGACCCGAAGCGGCGGCCCGAGTACGTCGCCGGCTACCAGTGGGATGCCGAGGCCGCCGAGGCCCCGGTCGAGTTCATCCAGACGCTATGCCGTCACCCCGACGAACGCGGCGGCGACCCGCAGCGGATCGAGCTCATCGACTGGCAGAAGGAGCGGGTCCTTCGGCCCCTGTTCGGCTGGCGGCGTGCCGACGGCCGGCTCCGTTTCCGCCGGGCCGGGATCTTCGTCCCGAAGAAGAACCGGAAGTCCTCGCTAATGTCGCAGCTCGCCCAGTACATGGCGACCTGCCACGCCCCTGCCCAGGACGTGTTCCTCGCGGCGAACGATCGCCTGCAGGCGCGGACTATGTATCGAATGGTCCGGCAATCGGTCGAGGCCTCGCCCACGCTGTCGAAGCTCCTCGAGGTGATCGACTCGCGGAGCATCATCCGGAACCGCGAGACCGGGAAGGAGATCCGCTGCCTGTCGTCCGACTCCTGGCGGAACGAAGGCCTGAACGGCTCGGTGATCCTGGACGAAATCCACAGCTTCCGCTCGCCGGATCTGGTCGACGCGTTGATCTACGCCACGCGCGGCACGGCGAACGGTCTCGTCATCTCGATCTCGACGGCGGGCTCCGACCGGAACGGTATCGGCTGGCGATGGTGGCAGGACTGCGAGCTCGTGATCGCGGACCCGAAGGTGAACCCGACGTTCTATGGCCTGATCTACGCCGCGGCCGAGGGCGACGACTACGCCGACCCGGCGGTCTGGCGGAAGGCGAATCCGTCGATGGGGGTCGCGTTCCCCGAGGACGAGTTCGCGGCCGACTACCAGGACGCGACGACCGACCCGCGGAAGATGTCGAAGTTCCTACGCTACTCGCTGAACGTCTGGCAGGCCGCCGACGCCCGATGGTTCCAGGGCGACGACTGGGCGAAGTGCGGCTCGGCCCCGCTCGCCCCGCTCGAGGGCCGGCCGTGCTGGGTCGGCGTCGACCTGGCCTCGAACCTCGACATGACCGCGGCCGCGTTCGTCTTCAAGGAGTCGGACGGATCGTATTCCGTCGTCTGGAAGTACTGGGTCCCGTCCGAGACCGTGGCCGACCGCGTCCGCGAGGGCATCCCCTACGACGCGTGGATCCGCGACGGATGGGTGACCGTGACCGACGGCCACCGGCTCGATCACGAGGCCGTGGCTCGGGACATCATCGCGTTCGGCGAGGCCCACGAGATCAAGGCCGTGGGCTGCGACCCCTGGCAGGCCGGAGCCCTGGAGACGCTGCTCCAGCGTGAAGGGATCACGACGAAGGACATAGCGCAGCGGACCGCGACGCTCAACTCGCCATGTAA